CGGAGGGATTCGCTCATTCTCGCCCCTCCATGCGCCCAAGCACCTCAGTCTCCCCAATAGTGATTCCCCCCTGCCTCATCCCCCGCTTCACCGCCGCGCTAATCTCATGCAGCGCATGGAGCATATTGCCCCGCTGGCGCGATAGCTCCCAATAGTTCTCGTTGGAACTGGCCTTGAGTTTGGCGATCTCTCGGTGCGCCTCCTCAATCTCCCGCCTGATTTTGGTGTTGGTCGCGCAGGTTTGTTCGAGTGCTGCCAAAGCCTCGCCACGTTTGAGCTTTGCTTTTCGCAAATCCTCCGCAAGCCCAGCGTTGGCGTTCCGCAGGTTTTCAACGTCCTTCGGTAGCATTCCTTCTGGCAAACCATCAGCCAGCTTGTCGGCGTAGGCTTTTAACTCATCGCGCTCTTGCTTGGTGTCCTGCAACTCTTGGCCGAGGATTTTGTTATAGTCCTGCAGGATGTTGTTCTGTCTCGCCAAATCAAGGGAGCATCGTAGCTGCTTTCGCAAGTCCTCCCGCAGTTCCATTAGCTCCTCGGCTTGGCTGAAACCCATGAGGGCTGGTCTTAGCCGCGCATTTTCTTTCAACGCATCGTTGAGTTTCCGTTCAACCTTCCGCGCATCCTCAATGGGCACGAAGCCAGTTGGTCCATCGTAGTAAAGCTCTGCAGCGTCAATTTCGGGGGTGTCGCTCATTTGCTTTCCTCCTGCAGCCGATCAAATTCGGCTAGTGCTTTTTTGAAATCTGCCTCGAACAATAGTGGTCGCAATTCGTCTTCACCGCGCACACACCTCACCAACCCTTCCGCGAACTCCTGCCACTTATCCAACAAGGCTAATGCCTTGGAAAGTCGCTGCAGGTCTTGGGTGATTTGCGCCTCACGAATTGCCTCGTTCTTTGGGCGCAATCTCCAGACTTTTGGCGAAGTTTTCAGACCGTTTTGAATGCCGCCGCACTCGACAAAGTGCAGACCGCTTTCCTCCACGATTGCCTCACAGGACTGGCAAAGTTTTGGTGTCTCGCTCATTGTGCCTCCTTCCATTTGCCGACAGTTCGCAGGAATGCCTTGGCTCGCGAAAAAGCACTCGAGTGCATCAACTTCCACGGCTCGCCAGTAATCGGCGCGACGATTTCGGACAGTTGATAAGCGCACTCTTCTTGCTGGTCGCGAGTTAAACATGCTTCTGCCGCCCACATGTCGTTGAGGTCGCCGCAATAGTTTGGAACTTCTGTCTGCCCATACATTAGCTTTCCACCCTCATTGACGATTTCGGTGTCCGTCCACCCACACGCTTGCGCGATGGCGATGTTGATTTCTGCGCTGGTCATTTCGCCTCCTTTTGGATGTCTGCCAGAGCTTTGCGAGCTATCTGCAGTCCCGTCCAATTTATGCTGTCTCTGTCCTCGGTGACTCTACGGCTGATGGATTCAGCCCAAAAAACACACATCTGCAACGCCTCCTTGTAAGCATCCCTCTCCCTCCGCAACACACACATGGGGCGACTGCAGGAGTCCCCGCAACTGTGGATCGTGGAGGCTTGGAGGTCGTCGATAAGCCTGTTTCGCTCCCGCTTTAGTTCACAAACTTGTTTGTGTTTAATTCTGGCGTTTTCACACGCATCTTTCCATTTGCTATGCCAATAATCCTGTGCAGCTTGGATCTCGCAAAGTCGTGTTTCGGTCTCTTTGCGAGAACGCTCCCGCTGATCGATGGCTTCGTTGGCGAAATCCAACTCGATCTGCAGTTCCTCGACCTTGCGCTGCAGGGTGTTAATTTCCTCTCTGACGAGGCATTTGTCTGACCTGTAGACGAGTTGTTCTGGTTCGTCTGCGTAGCCGTAGCTCCCGCAGGTAAACCAAATACGCGCTGTGGTTCCGTCCAGTTCTGGTGATTCTTGCGGCGAACCGCATTTTGGGCAGGTGTTCATTTTGATCTCATTCGTTTTCATAAATTCACTCACGCCGCCACCTCCACTCCAGCCATGCGCTGCCGCATCTCGCTTATGCTGGCCTTAAGCGCCTTAACCTTGGCCATCGGCTCGGCCTTCAATCGCCTGTCGAAGCTATCCGGCACCTGCTCCTTGTTCGCAGGGTTCGCCTGGATGCGGTCAACCTCCTTCTGCGCGGCCTCGATCCTCTTCTCGAGGTGCCACACGCCCTCGGTTGGCTTCGGGCTGCCGTTGTGGCCGTTCTTGCCGTTGAAGGTCGACTCGTTGCTCTTGAACGCGCTGGCGTAGTTGGCAAGCGATGCCGCCCACTTGTCCATGTTCATGGGCTGGCCGTTCCGTAGCGTCCAGCCACCGTCTTGCGTAAGCGGTCTTTCCTCGCAGGCGTTAAACCACCGCTGGCAGATGTCGGCGCTTATCTGGCGTTTGCGGCCCTCCTCAATTACCTCATCGAGGGAGGGCAGCGCCACCGCACTCGCACTCGCATACGAATACGCATCCGAATACGAATACGGGCGCATTTGCACGCAATTGCTATCATCTGCGCGCAATTGCTCGCAGACAGGTGGCGGTTTCGGGAATTTACTCTGTTGAGCGCGGGGCTTGCCTCCAAATTTTGCTATTTCAAGGCAATCGCGGCCCTCGACTTGATACACGCGCAGCAATTTGGCCTGCTGGCACTGCTTGAGCCAATCCGCGACCTGTTTCGGCTCAATATCCCGCCGCATCGGGAACAGCATATTGGCGAGCATGGCCGGGTTGGCGTGGTAGCGGCCGAAGTCATCGGCGCGCAGCATGAGGCGCACAAAGAACCGCTCGGCCTCGGCATCGAGCAAGTCGATGGCAGGGGATTCGAGCAGCCCTTCGCGCAGGATTCTATTGGGCATGAGCCTCCTTCCGGTTCCAATTCCCCAAGACCTCATCCCGCTTGCGCCGGGCCTCCTCGAGGTCGGCCGTGCCCAGGCTGGCCGCCATGCGCGCCTGCTTGTAGACCGCATCGTAAGGCGTCCAACGCAGCCAGTAGGTGCCGTTGTTATTCCAGATGAACCGGTCAGGGTTCGGCTGCCAGCGGTTGCGTTTCATTCCGGCACCTCCGGAAGCTCCATCCAATGCGTTATATGGCTGTCGGTTTCTTCGCCCGTGAATGCCTCATACCACTTGCGGCCCATCAAGATGGTTCGGTTCGCCATCTCGCCTTCATGGTCGTAGACTGCGATAAAGTGCGCCTCGCCATCCGTAGCCAGCACGCAGCGCGGGTTGCCCGGCAATTCCTTGTCGGCGGGTATCCAGTTGCTCGGTGCGCTCATAGGTAATACTCCGCCACCCGTTTCCCGCTCCGCGTCTCCACGGTGCGCTCCTCGATCTGCCATCCCGCGTCGCGCAGCTCGTGGATGCGAGCAGCCAAGCGCAGGCACTGGAAACGCTCCAGCGCCTCGAGGGCCGTCAGTCGGTTGCCCGCTTCAAGGTATCGCAAAATGCGATTGGCCTGCGTCGGGCGGCGGTGGGTTTCGGGCGCGGCGAAACTTAGTTCGGGTTGCCACGTCACGCCGCCACCGCCTTCCCGTAAGCCCACGCGGGCAGGTTCAGACACTGCGCCTCGGCCTGGTAGCCCGGCCAGTGGCCCTCATCCTCGCACTGAGCGATCAGTTCCAGCGCGTCATTCATCATGCCGACGCCAAGATCCAGCGCGTCCGGGTGGATCTCGTAAACGGCCACCGCGTAAGGCGCGGCAGTTTCCACCGCGATCCAGTAGAAGCGGCACGGCGGCAACCCATTCAGCCCCGCCAGATGGCAATACCATGCCGCGCTAACGTGGTAGTTGAGCGATGCCGCCTGCCGCGAGAAGGTGCCGTAGTCGGCCCCTGCCGACGTGGTCTTCACGTCCACGATGACGGCCTCGTTGTCGCTCTCCACTTTCAGCGCATCGACGCGGCCCTTGATCCAAAGCCCGGTGCGGTGCTGGGCAAACATCGCCACCTCGCTATCGCAGCCAGCCAAGAGCGCCTTCGCCGCACACGATGCGGCGATTGAGTCGCGGATTCCCCGCACGGCGCGGGCCTCGTCGGCGTCGAGGATCGGCGTGGTGCCCATCTTGGCTTTCCACTCCTTGCCCTCCTTGGTGCGGAAGTCGCCTTCCTTGCCCTCGGGTTTTTCGACAAACGCCGCGTCGAGCTTGTTGGGCTCGAGCACAGCAACGTGGGCCATCGTTCCGAGAAGCATGGCCTTGCTCTGCTCGCGCTTGGTCTCCCCCGCCATGTGCGCCGCGTAGTGACTCGGCGTTTTGGGCGGCAAGATGTGCTTCGCGTCACTGCCCGCGATGGCTTCGGCGGAACGGTAATCCGCTTCGGCCATGTCGTAAAAAATGCCTCCGTGTTTTTGCGGTTTCATGGTCAAAACGGAATATCGTCGTCCGCCATTTCCTGCGCGGGCGCCTTGTCCTCGTGCTTCGCCGGCACATCCGCCGTGCGGATCGCCGCCAGCTTGCGCCCGTAGTCGTCCACCTTGACTTGCAGCAGCACGTTTTCGCCCGGCTCGAGCGCGTCCACAGTCGCGCCCAAGTCGCGGTCGATGGTGTTGAGCCATTCGGCCTTCTCGGCGCCGTCGATCTCCACGAACGCGCCCCACTGCGTGTAGCTCTTGCCGGCCTTGCTCGTCTTGTCCTGGCGGTTGCCTTTAATGAAGCAGGCCGTCTGCCAGTCGGCGCCGTCTTCCATCGCGGCCACGGGTTGTTTTTTGCGAGCGGGCGCCTTGGACTTCACGGGCTCGGGCACCACGTCGATCACGTCCTCGTCCGTGGCGCGTTGCGCGGGCGCGCTTGTCCCTTGGTAGCTGACTGGGTGCAACGCGGCAAAGCCCTCGTGCGGCACTTCCTCGGCCGGCGTGGTCTCAAGCCCAGCGTCCATCATGGTGACGACAAAGGCGAACGCCGAGCGGCAGGCCCGCGAGATAGCCCGCGTCTGCGCCATCGCCCTCTTGGCGTATTCGTCGCGCTCGGCCCAGGTGCGCTCGTCATCGCCGACGAAGCCCTCGGCCTCGCAGATCACGATGCCCGTGTCCATCTTGCGGACTTGGCCAATGGCGCGGAAGCCCGTGTCGGTGCGCTCCACGTCCTTGGCCGAGGCCACGCACCCGAAGGCGTTGGCAATGCTCTGCCAGCCCTCAACGCGGACGTAACGGCGGCCCTGAATGTTTTGCGCCGTGTTTGTGACAATGTCCTTGCACAGCTTGGCCACGTCGGTGGCTTGACGGTGCGGACTGATTTGGTGTGATGTGCCGTTTGACACTACTAACTGGTTCGTATCCATTGGTGTGTGTTCTATGCGGGTCAGGTGTTAGCGCACCTGGCCCGTCTTGGTTTTGGTTAAGCGGGCGGCCCTCCGTTAGTGGTTTGCCGTCCAAAAATCTGGTCCCACCCGTAAACCGCCACGGCCAACGCCGCCCACTCGTGCGACTTCACGCCATACGTCGGGCCGGGAGCCTTCTTCGTTCCCTGCGGGCCAAGTCTGTCGATCAAGGCTTGGCGGACGTTGCCGTCCTTGGCCCGCGGCGAGTTGCACAGGTGCAGCTTGATGTCGCGGCGGAACACGCGGAAAAACTGGCTTCCCGCCTGTTGCGAAACTTGCATGAAGCGACCGATCCAGACGCACGTTTCAAAGACGGATGCCCCCACGGCCATGCCATAGCTGGCAATGTGCTCACAATAGATTGGGACGCGGACGTGCAAGCCTCTGCCAAGACTCTCAAGGAGTTGATCGTTGGGCAAAATCTGCGCGACCGTTACGCGCAGACCATCAAACAAGACCCGCGCCGATTTCTCCGGGCCGGGGTCGATGCCGATCACGCCCACGATGCTCTCGACGCAATCGCCACACTCCGTCATGTCGTGGAAAATCGACTGACCGCATTTACAATAATGGATCTCGCGGCTCATGTGTCCCGCCTCCATTGCTTCAAAAAGTCCTCGCGCAGTTCCTCGGTCGTGATGCCCGCTCGGGCCGCAAACCGCGCCTCGTCCCGCTCTTTGGCCAGCAACAGCATGGCCTCTTTGAGCATGGCCACCTCGGCCTCAAGCTCCGACTTCTCGCACTCCAGCCGCACGATGCTGGCCGCCATCGAGTCCTCCATGGTCCACGCAGGCCCGAAGCCCACCGCGCCGACCTGGTAATGAGGATGTGCGGGGCCGGCATGAGCGGCAGTCCCCAAACTGCCACCGGCCCCGCTGTCTCCCCCTTGGAAACGCCGCTTGTCCTCAGACAAATTCATAATTCCAACGCCTCCGCTTCGGCCCGTCGCTCGGCTTGATACAGGCGCACGATGCCCAGCGCCTCATCAAGCGAGAGGGTCATGCGATTTAGTCTTTCGAGCGTTTTATTTTGAAGATCCCTTAGTTCGGCAATGCGTCGATCCTTCTGGCAAAGCAAGGCCACCATGTTGTCCAGTTGCTCCTTAAGCGCGGCGTTCTCGGCGCGGCACTGCTGGTAGTAGTCCTCCATCTCCATTTCATGCGACATTGTTGAGCCCTCCGTGATTCTTAATGGTCTTCCAAAAAATCTCCGCAGGCGGCAGGCGGCAGCCGATCCAATCGCAAAACTCAACCGCCTCGTCGGAAAGCAACCAAGCGCGCAACTCCTTGTGGTCGTTCGGCCCTTTGCAAGTGGCGATGTTCCGCGGAATCCGGTCCCAAGAATACTTTGGCCCGGTGCTCGTCCACTTCAGCCGGCGCTTGACCGTTGTCGGCCAAGGCAGGCACTTCCCCTCGGTCGTTATGATCCCATAGCGGCAAAACAGCACGAGATCATCGACGGACTGCTCAAGGATCGCCCAGGCAAGCAACTCCCACGGACTGCGCTCCGCGGACTTGCTCGAGGAACCGAGGCTAACACGGCCATTGTGGACCGTGCTGCCGTAGCTCTGGTCAACCTCGTAAATCATCTCAGTCCCTTGGCAATGCACTCGACAAACAGCACCAGCCCAATGGCGATCGCCGTCAGCAGCAGCATCGCGGCAATCGCGTTCTCCGGCGGGTCGGTTCTCATTGCGCAAGCCTCCGGCGGAGGTTGGCCAGCGACTTGATGATGACGGCCCACAGCGTCGGCCCGCGGCCCTGGTCGAGCCGGTCGAGAGCACGGCCCAGCAACATGGGCGGCACGCACGGGTGATAGCCAAGGTTGTCGGAGACCTTGAAACGCGGGTCGATGCTCATCGCCGCGCCCTCCGAAGGTCGCGGGCGTGCGTGGCGACGCGCGGTTTGAGCTTGTTGATCTCCTCAAGCAGCGCATTGACTCGCCGATTGGCCAAGGCGCGCTCCGAGTTGGTCGCGTCCGTGCTGCCGAACTCATAGCCCGACAGCCAGGCGAGGCCGACGAGGCCGGCTGTGGCAGCGGTGAGGAGGATTATCGTTAGTGTGTCCATGGGTGGTTCTATTTTCTGTTTGCTGAGGAGGCGCGTTTGCTTTGCCACCACGCCTCGAAACTTGGTCTGGCGATTTCCCATCCGCCCCGCTTGCCCCGCGGCATACACGCCGCGAACTCTCCGCGGTGGGCAAAGCGCCGGATCATGTAGACGCTGTAGCCCGTCATGGCTGCGGCCTGCTCCGGGCGGATGATGAAATCGGTCGTGCTCACGCCGCTTCCTCGTTGAGTTTTTCCACCAGCAGCACGCGCACGTAGGACGAAAGGCTCATCCCTTTTTGAAACGCCGCCTTGCGCGCCGCGCGGATCAAATCGCTCGGCAGGGAAATGCCAGCAGCCTTTGCGCGCTTGTTTTCCGCAACAGGTTTTCTCGCCATGCGCCAAGACTTAACAAGGCATGGCAAGACATGGCAAGGCAAAAAATGGGGTGTTTTGCCCACCTCGCAAAAATTGACAAGAATTGCTTTTGGCCCTACGTTGTGGGCGTGGCTTACCCCAAGCAACAACCAGGCAAAGTCTCCCGAGCCGCAGGCATTAGTTTGCCCACGGACCTCAAAGAGGCCGCGTCACGCGTGGCCGCAACTCAAGACCGTTCTTTGAGCTCCGTGGTCCGTGGCCTGCTTAAGGAATGGCTACAAAAGACGGGCGAGGGCCTGGAGTCCGCGGCCAAGCCAAAGCTGACCAAGGCCAAAAGTTCCGTAAAAAAGCGCCGCTAATAGGTGGTAGGTGTTTTTCATTGCTGGAGGTATTCATAGTTGGCGGCGTAGGACATCCGCGGTTTTACCCCCCCCCCCCCGCAAGCAACAAGGTATTAAGACTTAAATAGCCCACCACGCCCGCCAATCGGCCCGCGCCGCCGGCACCGCATAAACCCGCTGCACCATCTTCGCGTCCGTGTGCCCCATCTGGAACGCGGTCAGCCCCGCGGACTTCGCCCTCCCCAGGTGGTAAGTGGCGAAACTATGCCTCAGACAGTTGTTCGGCCAAGTCTTGAGCACTGGCTTGCAGGCCCGCCGCTTGTGGTCGTGAAAAGTCTCCGAGGCCATCGGCAGGATCGGCCCCTTTTGCTTCCGCAGCCAAGCGCGGCGGCGATTGAGCGGCTCAGTGAAATCCACAATGCGCTGGTCAAAGCCCCCGCTGTCCTTCATCGCCCCGGGCGGCACATGGATCTGCCCCCGCTTGATGTCGACGTTCTGCCAGGCCATCCGCAGCAACTCCTCGGTGCGGATGCCGCCAAAGCCGCCGAGCAGCAGAAACGCCCGCACCGGATCGGGTAGCTCGAGGTCGAGCAGTGCCTTCATCTGGGCAGGCGTCAGGATGTTGCGAGCCGGCGAAGTCTTCGGCGCCGGCACGGCCTGCATCGGGTCGTCGGGGATAAGCCGGTTGGCGCGGAGGTAGCCAAAGAAACTGGCTGCGTAGCGGTAATACATCGCCTGCGTGTTCCCATTGGCCGACCGTGCCTTGATCCACCGACGGAGCGCCCCCGCTTGGATGTCGGCCACCGGCCCGCGAAACGACTTGCCAAAGGCCCTCGTAAAGATGCCCACCTTCTCCTGGTGCGAATCGCTGCGCGGGTCCACGTCCACCGCCCAGACCCGCAGGCCCGCCAGCACCGTGATCCCGCCGTCCGGCTCCGTCAGCCCCTCGGTCCCCTTGTCCTCGACCACCTTGGAAAGCCGCGCGCCCTCGCTCCACGCCAACTCTTCACTTGCAAAGAACTTTCGAATGCGCTTGCCGTGGGCAAAGAAGTCGCAGCACCACGGGCTTTGTGGCTTGGTTTTCACGCGGCGCACGCGGTAGCGGACGGGTTTGTTGTTGCGCTTCATTTCGGTGCCGGTGCCACAAGTGCCACTAATCTCCTCCGTGCTTGCAACTTTGGCAAATTAAAAACAGCGACAAGCCAAGACACCGGAGCGGCGTAAGTGTCTGGTCCTGTGCAGCTTTTACAGAGAAAAATGGCGGAAGGGGTGGGATTCGAACCCACGGTGGGTTTAACCCCACGCTCGATTTCGAGGTGAGGGTTCGTCGCTTGCGCTCAAGGGTTTAGAAAGTCGGTGCCGCCGGGTGCCAGTAATCGCTAAAACTGGCCTGCGTCTTCTCTGTAGCTTTTGACATAGCCGCCGCCCTTGCGTGGCGACTATCTCCCGAAAATGGCGCCGGTTTCTGGCGGTGTCCTGCACCCATGGCCACATGGCCGACCCCAAGGCGCTCGGCGCCATGCTCAAGATGCGGGAGAAGTGGAAGCCCGACACGGTAATTCACCTGGGCGACTTCACCGACATGGCCGCCCTGCGTTCCTCGGCCAAGCCCGACGATCCTGACCGCGCCGAGTCGATGGCCGACGACCTCCTCGCCGGGCTGTCCTTCCTGCGCGATCTGGAACCGACCCACGTCCTCATGGGAAACCATGAGCACAGACTTGTGAGTCTCGCCCACAGCGGCAACGCCGTGGTCAGCTACGCGGCCGGCAATGTCCTGGCGCGGATCTCCGACGCGGCCAAGGAAATGAAGGCCAAGTTGATCCCCTACGACGGCCTCCGTCCCTCGGCCTGCGTGCAGCTTGGTGACGCCCTATTCCTCCACGGCGTGATGTATAACGTCAGCGCGGCCCGCGATCATGCCGAGGCGCTCGGGATGTCCTGCGTTTTTGGCCACACGCACCGCGTTGCCCAGGAACAGGGCCGCACTCAGCGGCCGGTCATCGGCTACAACGTAGGCTGCGGCATCAAGCTCGATGTCGGCTATGCCCAGACCCGCCGGCAGACGCTGGGTTGGGCACACGGCCTTTGCTGGGGCGAATACACCGACAACTTGGCCGTCATTCGCCTAGAGACCCTTTCCCCTCACTACCGCCTGCCCCTATGAGTCACAAAAAGTCCGCAAAGAATGTGACACCCGACACCGATCTCGCCGCATGGTGCGCGGTCCTCTCGGCCAGCAGCGTCGTGCCCGAGGTCGTGCCCCCCGGATGGTTCACGGTTTCCCAACTTGCGGCAAAATGGGGCCGCTCGGAGTGCACTACCGGCGAGCGGGTGAAGCGGCTGTTCCGCGCGGGGCAGATTGAGCGACAGGATTTTGTTGTGCAGCTTCAGCAAGTTGTCCGGCGCACGCCTCACTACCGACTCAAGCAATGAACTACCGCATCGCCCGCGAAGACACGCCGCTGGCGGTCCTCCCGCTGGACGCCGAGTGCTTCCCCAGCGACCACCGCCCAGTGCTGGAAAACTCGCTCTGGTGGGTCGTGTGGCGCGGCAAAGAGCCGGTCGGCTACGCGGGTCTGCGGGTGTGCGAGAACGCGCAGAATGCCGGACTTGGGTTTCTCTCGCGGGCGGGCGTAGTGCGCGCGCATCGCGGCCGAGGGTTGCAGCGTCGGCTGATCCGGGCGCGGGAGGCCGAGGCGCGGGCGTTGGGGTTGAGCGAGATCGTGACCTATGTGGCCCACTGGAACTGCCCGTCGATCAATTCGCTCGTAGCCTGCGGCTACCGCTTCTATCGGCCCGAGAACAAATGGGGCGGGGCGGCGTCGGTATATTTACGGAAGTCGCTGGCGGGTGTAAAGTAGACCTGCATTATCGGCCTGCTAATCTGTCGAAAAATGACAGGTTCTTGCACACGTCCCGCGAACGTGTCGATGGGATCGACAAGTTCAACTCACAAGGATTGCTTGCAAGTTGGAGGCGGGGCCGGGTGTTGAATCCGCATCAGGCCGCGTCTGATGCACCATACGGTGCTCGCTACGGCACCCCGCCAAATTAGCCCTGCCAGTCCGCGTTTTTGCCGCGGACATCGACGTGGACGAACGTGCGATACTTGCCGATGCCGCCACGGAATAGCCCCTCTCGCCGCATTTGCGTGAGGATCTTGTGCAAGGTGGCCGGTGAGCCCGAGAGATCGAGCGCGCCGCCGCGCATATGGATGCTGGCCGAGGCCCCGCCGATGGCCCGGTTGTAGGCCGCGTTGCGATACGCGCTGTTGATCTTGACCGCCTTGCCCAGCCGGTGCCGCGCCTCGTCGGCGACTTTGGTCACGGCCAGCAGGGATGGCCAGAGTGAGCGCGGCGGGTCGGTGTTGAGTTGCAGCTTGGCGTCCCGTGCGCCTCGGAAAAACACTTCGTCAGCCGTGAAGTAGCGCACGCCCGCGTCATCGAGCAGCTTTTGGAAATCAGCCTTTGCGCCCGTGAGATTTTTTCCGGCGCTTGGCCGCTTCGGCTTGGAGGCGGTCGGTAGCGGCGACGAGCACTTCGGACAAGTCTGTGGCTGAAAGTCGCTTGATAAGGGCAAGGGCGACTTCTCGCCTATCGTTTGCAGGCCAGCCAGAAAGGCCACGAATGAGTTCTTCCACCATGTAGTTATTGCTTTCACGTTCAGTTAAAATTCCACCCGCCCCCGCACTCCGATGAACGACAGTCCCCGGCGACCAATGCGGATCACGGGCTGAATCGAAGCGAGCAAGCGCGTAAGCAGGGGGCGCGTGTCAGATGGGCGCGGGCGCGTGAAGATGGCGCGCAGCATATTCCCGTCGATTTCCACGGGTTTGCCCGGCTTCATTCGGGCAGCACGATGCGGTCGGCGTCGATGACGGCATCACGCTCCTGCTTGCCCCAAGGCCGCCAGAACAAGACATACCAGATCTCTTTGTCGAAGTCGGCCCCGCCCGAAAGCTGCCACCCCGTCTTGGCCAGCGGCACCCCGCCATTGTCGAGGTCGAGCGGCATCGTGGCGCAGCCGGTGGCGAGCAGGGCCGCAATCGTGCAGGCGGCTCGCACTATTTGTCCCGGCGGAAGACTTCCCAAAGGCCGACAGCGGCGACCACGGTGGCGGCGATGGCCGACCACTGGTCAGGATCGAGCTTCCATCCGGCCGCAGCGGCGAGGGCGGCGAGGCCCGCCCAAGTGGATTTCTCTTTGAGTTTGCCGAGGGCAGTCGAGAGCAGGTTCATGCCCTCGCCGGGGTGTCAAAAAGTATCGCTTAACGATACTTGGCGGGTCAGTTGTAAAGTTTTCCTTTACGACTGAAGCGAGGGCGCTTCTTCCGTCAACTGCCCCTCAATCGCCCGCGCCACCGGCAGGATCGCCGCCGCCGCGTTCAGCCCGCCGTGCTTGCAGGCCAGATCGAGACACTGCATGACCAACTTGGCCTGCTCTTCGGTAAGCGTGACGGTTCTCATTGCAAAGTCACACTGCCGTCTTCATTGGCAACCATCGGTCGCAGGCCCGCGATCTCCTCCGGCTCAAGGAAGTCGGCAACCGTCTTGCCCGCGAGCCGTGCCACCGCGTCAATGTGGCGGATGTTCTCCTCGGCGCTGCTCAAGAGGAGGTGGGCGTTGGTGCCCATGGCGGCGAGGATTTCTTCGGGCGTGGCGTCGTTGTTGTTCCAGAAGTCGCTAAACATGCCCTTGTGCGCTTGCGCGCGGCTGTCGATCTGGGTGTTGAGTTGGCCGAGCAGTCCGAGCGCGATGCGCTGGGCGGCGGGCGGTTCCGTGGTTGGTAGGGTGATGAGGCTCATAAAGTTTAGTCGGCTTCTCCGGCGAGGTAGTGAGCGACGATGACAACGGCGCCGCCTGTAAAATTAGATCCAACAGCGGTCAGCGTGACTTCCTGCGCGGCGGTGAAGCACTCGATAGTGCCTGCCGTCCAGTCGCGATTGTCGCTGGATGTGTTGAGGGCAATGCCGATGTTGGCTCCCCAGCGGTCGGCGTCCGTGCCGTCACCGATGTCGTAGCCTGTGGCTCCAGTGATTGCAGTGGAGACGCGGGTGGTGAGGCCAACGAGGACCGCGCCGTCTGGGATCAAGCCTGTTGTGGTGGCGACAGACGCGCCGCTCAAGGCCGAGAGTGTGACGGCTTTGGTCTTGATCGCGAGGCGTTGATAATTTGTGCCGCTGGTGTAGGTGCCGTAGACGCGGTATTCTTGGGCGTTGGTGCCGTTGTATTGAGCAAAAACGCCAGCAGCATCACGGCGCAAATATACGTCTGCAGTAAATGCCGTAGTATCCGAGGAAATCCTAAACGAGCCAGACGAGCGGACGGCAAAGCCGTCATCACTGATAAATGACGCTCCGCCGCCGCCTGCATTTGTTGAGTAGAAGTTGGCGTTAACTGCTCCATCGTCGCGGACGGCAAATATCTGTGTCGTGCCGCGGCGCACTGTAAACACGTTCACAAAGTCCGTTGTGGTGGCGACTTTTCGCACGGTGAGGGTGGTGAAGGTGCCTGTAGTCCCGCTGATGGCGGCTGGCGTGGTGGAACCGATGGCGGGCGGGGCGGCGAAGTCGGAGGTTAGGGCGATGGTGCCGCTGGCGTTGGGGATATTGATCACCTTGCTTGTCGTGATGTCCCCTTCCGGTCCTTTAAGCGTGATGCCGCCATTGATTGCGCCGAAGACGATTGAAGGAAAGCCGTCTCCCGTCACCCCGCCACCGAGGTCTACTGCATAAGTGTCGAGGTTCAGCTTGCCGCAGTTTACCACTCCTTCGCCGAAATAAATCTCATTTACGGGCGGTCCGTTTACGGTGACGCCTTGAAACGTCACTTGGTCGCTCGTGCCAAGGTCTTGATTGGCGTCCTGCGCCGCAGCGGTGCCCGCGTCGGTGATGGCAGAGAGGGTGTGGGTGTGGGAGGTTGAGGCCGCGCCCACATCTGCCGCCGCCAAGACAACCACGCCGGTCTGCCCATTAACGCTTTCGACATCGCCACCCCCGCCCTCGCCTGCCGGGCCTTGCGGGCCAGCGGGGCCGACGAGAGGGATGGTGACCTCGACCTCGTTGCGGTGCGGGGTGCCGACGTAGGCTGTCGCGCTGTAGTATTGGCTGCTCATGGTTTTACGGATACCAGTCAGCCCATGCGCCGCGCAGGATGACTTCGTTGTTGCTTACCGATGAGGCGCGAAGATTCACATCAAATTGAACGCCAGAACCGTTGTTGAATGTCCAACGCGCCGTTTCCGTAAATCCCTCGCCTTTTAAAATGGCAAAGCCTTCGTGTGAATTTGTCGATGTGCCATAGACAATGGACTCCAAAATCCATTCGCCCGAATTGGTGGTTGATAGGTCAATTTGGTTACCAGCCATATCCAACACAATGCGCTTTTCGTTTGTGTTGTTGGCTAAAGATCCGACGAAAGTGCCCTTCCATCGGGAGCCTGACGTTGCCAACAATCCACCAACAATATTAAGAGTCCGCAGGGTCATCAGGTTTGTTGTGTTGGTGTTGGCGTTGGCTGTTTGTTTTTGCTGAACGCTAACGGCACCAATATTAAAAAACTGGTTGGTTCCAGATTTGCTTCGCACCAGTCCATTGACCAAAATGTTGCCGTCAAACCACGCTTTGCTATTGGTGGACAAATCAGAAATACGAGATTGCGGATTGGTAGAAACAATTAGCCTTGTGGAAAAATCGCCATAGCCACGAGAAAGTGCCGTGAGATTGTCGGAAATCGGCTGCGCGTGAAGGCTTTGCAGCGTAGGCGAGTTGGCCCACGCAGAAAACCAGCGATTGGTAAGTCCGCTGGCTAAATAAAAGTTTTCAATAGTGAAATAGTTTCCGACCACATTGGTCATTTGGGGATGACTTCCAACGTATGTTTTGCCTCCAACATTAAGATGCAGGGTGTCGCCTTGAATTTGGCCCGTAATTGTTTGCTTGACGTTGGTTAAAAGCGGCTCAGTGCCAGAATAATTTACATCAATGATTGTGTTGCTTCCGCCGAAACCAGCAACTCCATTAGTGGAAACATCGACAACAACATTCCACGGAGTAACAACAATGTGCAAAATTCGCCCGATCCACGCCGTATCTGGCTGGATTAAAAATACTGCTTGGTTGTTGACTGTGCTTTGCGAAAACTCAACAACTCCCCCAAAATTGTAAACAGGACGCGGCAATTCGGCTGTGAGGTAAAACGTGTTGGTGCTAATAAGTCCGCCTCCAGAAATAAACGGAGGATTGGTAGCACCAGCGGAAGCGCCGCTTAAAAAATACGCGGGGCCGACCAATGGCGCGATCCCAGTCGTAACGACTGTGCCATTAGTGTATCGGCCAAAGTCGTCGTAGAAGTCCGCGTGGAACTGCCCCGCAAACGTGTTACTGATGCCCAAGTTGCCGCGGGCCGTCTCGGCGTTGGTCGTGCCGACAAAGCCGGTGAGCCCGGCGGCCGAGCCGTTGGTGCCGAGCTTGCCCGCCAGCGCATTGGAAAGCCCGGAGACGTTGCTTTGCTGGATGGTCAAATTCGTTGGGCTGGTCACTACACCGTTGGTGTGCATCACGGCAAACTGCGCGTGTGCAGAGGTGGCAGCGACGATCAGGATGGTGGCGAGGCGTTTCATTGGTAAGAGGCTAACGGTGACCATGCGCCGCCCGCGCGGACGTAAAGGGTTGTCGAGGCCGCGCCGTCGGTGCGGATGTAGAGGGTGCCGTTGCTGGCCTCGCCGCTCGGAGCACCGGGGCCGGTGAGGACGGGCTTTTGCAGGATGTTCTCCCACGAGACCGTGCCCGTGGCGGGGCCGATACTCGGGATAGAGACTTCAACGGTGTAATCGGCCATGACATTAAAGCGGAGCCGTCCGCGCGGTCACATCGGCCAGCACCTTCCAGAGCCCGCCGAACAGGGTGTAAATTTTGGCGTCGCTCGTCTTGAGTTGCACATCGTAGTAGCGCGTCCCAGCGGTCGCGTTGTCGGTCGTCAGCAAATCGAAATGCGACAAGCCGCCCGCTGCGTTGTCGTGACTCGTCACCTCCTTGCGGATGACGGCCGCGCTGTCGGCATCGGTGAGCGCGTTCTTGACCGTAAGGAACAACGTGGCTCCGGTGAGGTCATACGGTTCGCCATCCGCTTGCTTCACGACGACATCGAGGCGGCCGGAGTCGCCGCGTGTCCAGGTCAGATCGGGTTGGGTGGAGGTGCAGCTCATTTGTTTCGTTCGCGCCAGGACTTGCGGAGGGCGAGCAGGCCGATGAGTAAACCGCAGCCGAGGGTGCCAAGGCGCATACCGGATTCGAGGTGCGGGAGAAGGGAGATGACGACCGAACTGAGCGTGGCCGATGAGGCGACGAGCGGGCGGGCGAGGAAGTCGGTGGCGGCGTGGAGGCTCATACTAAATGATGTCGGCGGAAAGGGTGGCGGTGGATTGGAACGTCTGGCGTTTGGTCGCGTTGCTGATTTCGACTTCCATGTAGACGTCCGTGGTGCCTGCCGCGACGAGGGCGGTGATCGCGGCAGTGTTGAGGTTGAGCGTGCCGAGGAGGCCGGGAGCTCCGAGGATGGTCGAGGCGGTGATGGCAACCGTGGGCATGTCGGCCCCGGCGTAGGCTCCGCCGTAGGTGAGCCGGTAGTCGTCGGGGGTGCCGATGACGGTGATTTCTTGCGTGCTTGATCCGGCGGCCGAGGCCAAAGCGGCGGCGATCTCGGCAGGGCCGGTGCCCGCCTCCAGCGGGGATGTGATGTAGGCGGGGACGACGGCGGTGCCGCCGCCGGAGGCGACGGAGGCAGTCAATGCGGTGCCGCCTGCGGCGGAGGCGATCTTGAAACCGTCGCGCGAGCGGTCGCGGACGAAGTAGACCGATCCGTTGCTGAAGCCGGAGGGCGTGGAAAATCCGGTGAGGGTCACGCTTTGGCCGTCGAGCAGGGCGTGGTAGGCGGCGGAAAACACGCTGGCCGTGATGCTGCTCACGGTGATGTTGCGCGTCGGAAGGGAAAGCGAGTAGTAGCCGGTCGCCGGAGCGGGCGACATGTGGATGCGCTGGATTTCTGTCACGCCGGAGCCGCCGGTGATGGCAACCGAGGCGGTGATCGTGACGGTCGTCGTGAGGGCCGTGAAGGAGGTCACGGTCGTGGCCGGGGTCGTGGTGCCGAGGGCGAAATTCGCGGTGAGCGTGCTGTAATTGAGGTAGCGGTAGGGCGCGGAGAAATCTCCGGTCGGCTCCAAGAAGTAAAGTTCAATGTCCTCAACATCCTCGCGGAACACGGTCAGCCCGGCGGCGGGCAGCGTGCTGGTGGGCTCGGCGACGAATGTGCGACTGCCGGTGTCGAGGTAAAGTTTGCGGGCCTGCATCCTGCGAGATGACAGGTGTCAAAGGGTCACGCTTGGTCGGCCCGGTCGCAGCAGCCGGAGAGGCGCGGACGGTTGGCGGGATGGGCGCGCGAGGCAAGAGAATCTGCGGCGACTTTGGCCTCGGGCGTATTATCTCCTGCCCGCATACAGGCGGCGCAGTTGCCAATCCACGGACGGCCGCCATACCAGCCGAGCGCGCAGGTGAATTGGCCTCGGTCGCGGGTGCGGGATTGATGCGGGCACGGGGGCATGGCTAAAAAACGGTGATTTCAACAGCATCATTGAAGACGTAATTATACAGTGGCGTGCTGTTGTCGTTGAATTCTTTGAATCCGCCAAATGCTCCTGAGTCTTGCGCGTCTGGGAAGTCGTAACTAATAGACGCTTCAAAGCGTTGCCACCTATCAGTGTCAGTCGGATTATCCCCGTGAAAAACAATGAGACCACTGACAGTTCCGGTTATGCCTCCAATGCCGTAGGGGTAATTGTTATCAGTAAATTCCCATCGGCAAGGGCCTGTTCTATAAACAGTTAGTTCAAAACCGCCGCCACTCATTCCTAAAATGTCTGGAAAATCATCAGTCAGAAAATTGTTGAGGCATGTGCCGAGCGACACGGGAGCGAAGTCAATGGCAGTTGACCATTGAGTGTTGGTCGAGTCGTAGATTCCGATATAGCCCATGTTTCCAAAGACAAAATTGGGGTCGGTATAGTAAGCCGTAAACCCGTCATACCATCCGTCTGGATTGTCGCCAATCTGCGGGGCGGTAAGCGGGGGATCGAGTTTGGTAAATTCGCCCTCGTTCCACGTTTCGGGCAAGTCTTCGTATTGCAGAAATTCTGTCTCGTAAAGAGTGTTGGCATCGTAGAGGCAGCAAGCCTCGGACACGCAGCAGGTGCAAGAGACGAGCCGCTCGCCTTCGACGATCTTGGTGATGGCGCGGCGGGTGCCGGATTCGTCAACGGTGGTGGCGATCATGCCGGGCAGTCTTGCGTTTCAACCCACTGGAGCACGCCGTCTTTGATGCCCAAAATGTGCAGGGTGTCGTCCTCGACGGCGGGAAGCACCAACCACTTCTCCGTATCCTTGTGCCAATAAAGCAGATCGCCGTCGCGGGTGCCTTTAGGCAGGATGCGGGTGATGTAAGTGCCGTCGTCTTCGTAGGCCACCTCGTAGAGAGCGTCGGCCGGGTCAACGTCCTTCGGTTGCTTGAGAGTGGTTCGCTTCCAGTTCTCGTCGAGGTGAATGGCCTTGATCGCAATCGGGTAGTCGTTGCTGCCCTTGGCTGGCTTGTTGTTGACCAACTCGGAGAACAGCCAAACTTTTGTTATGATGTCTTTGCTGTCTTTGGCGCTCACGGCTATTGGCTCAATCGGTAGCTCAAGCTGATCGCTTGAACGGTCGGCGTGATGTAAGTGCTTCCTTCGGTCGGCGTGATCGGGGTGGTTTTCTCGAAAGAAAGGAAGCCTTCAACCTTCGCATCGCTTGGGCCGGTGACGGTCCAGAGATCGGCTGCGGCTGCTGCTGCGGCGTTCTTGGCCACGGATGCCATGTCGGCGCGGGAGAAAGTGGGCGGGCTGACGGCTTGAGCGCGGCCGATGCGGACGAACTCGACGACCTTGAGCCGCTCGTCGTAGATGACGATCTTGGGCACGGTGACGCGGCGCAGCGCGCCGGTCGGGTCGTATTGGCTGACGAGGCTGGCGGTGTTTGTGTAGTTGTAGGAGAGCGCCCGGCGGCGGGGTTCGACTTGCTCGCGCAAATAGTAGCCCTTAAATCCTGCCCGTTGAAGCGCGCCAACGTAGTTGGCTTGGATCGTCAACAATCCGTTGGCCCGCTCGATGGTGCGGTCCACGAGGTAGAGGTTGTTGGTGACGAGTTCGCTGCGGAGGACGACGGTCGGCCAGATCGGCGGCGGGGCGTCGGTGTAGAATTTGGCCGAGACTTGCGACTGCTTGGTGACGGGGGCGACGTAGGTGACTTGGACGTTGACCAAGCCGGTAACTTGCTCCTGCGCGGATTGGGCGGAGAGAACGAGGCCGGTGGAGTTCCAGGTGGCGTTGCCGATGACGGTGGAGGGCATGGGTTAGGAGTAGACGAGGGCGGTTTGCGGGAGCTTCTCGTCGATCTTGGGAAGGTGTTTTTCAATTTTTTCCAAGATGTCGGCAATGTCCTTTGCCATGTCGGATTTGCCGCCTTTTGCGCCGTGCTTGGCGCGCGCTTCTTCTTCGGCGCGGGCGCGTTCCTCGGGGGTCTTGGCCATGTCCTGCACGTCCAAGTTGTATTTCTCGGCCAGGCGCTTTTCTTCCTCGGCCACGCGGCGCTCGATGCGTCCGCGAAGACGCTCGGCTGCTCCGAATTGTCCGGCTTGCTCGAAGCGGTCAGCACGTTCGGCGGCTGAACGGTTGCGGTTCTCCATGCGGGCCAGATCGGCGCGGATGTTGGCGGCCGTCTTGTCCACGCTGAAGCGTTCTTTGGTTCGCTCGATGGCGAGGCCGGTGCTGCTAAGGCGTGAGGTGGCAGGGTCAAAGTTGACTGCTTGGCTGCCGCGTTCTCGGAGCGCGGCGCCGAAGCCGGTGACGGGGTCAAAGGGTTTGTTTGAGCCACCACCTCCACCACCGCGAGTTCCCGCCTTGGCGCGGGCCTCGGCTTCCTGGCGGGCGATGCGTTCGGCAGGGGTTTCGGCGGCGGCCGCAGCGGCAGTTCCGGCCACGCGGGGATTGACCGTGGCCGCCGCTTGTCCGGCCCCGGAAAGTTCTGCTTTTAGGCGCGCTGCTTGGTCGGCCGTGTTCTTGACCCCCTGCTCCATGGCAAAGAGAGGATTTTGCATGTTTTCCTCGTATGCCGCTTTGAACTCCTGCGGGATGCCGGCGAAAACTTCTTTGGCTTGGTCGCCAACAAGGGCGACTTGCGCGCCGATGCCATAGGTCAACATTTCAATAGATCGCGCCGCGGTCTCGGCCTCGTAGCGGAACGTGTCGGCCATACCAGAACGGCCGATGGCGTCCATGAAATCGGCCAGTGCGCCGTAAAGGACTTCCCGAAAATAGTTGGCGGCAATCGTAAAGCTGCTCTTCAGCAAATGCAGCAAGGCCCCGTCACTGCTAAACATTTTGCCGACAGACGCTGAGACGGTTTCAATAGCGGCCGATGCCGCGGCGACGATGGTGTTGATCGCATTGAGCGCCGTGTCTTTGGCCGTGGCAAACATGAGTGACAGCCCTTCGCCGAATTCGCCTTCGGTAATCGCCTTAATGGCGGTCTCGATTTGACTGAGCGCCGTGCTGAGTTTGAAGGTCTCGGTGAACCATGCCAGGGTGGATGCCGCGTATTCGGAGAGCTTGGCCCCGAAGCCGGCGGCGTCGATGTTGGCCAAGCGGGTGGTCACGTCGACCAGGGCCGGGGCGATCTGCTCGAGCAGGCCCGCGGCGAACTCTTTGCCCTTTTCGCCGATGGCGGCGAAGTTGTCGCCGATCGTGTCGAAGGACGCCGTGACGCGGTCCATGACTTGCGGCGTGCTGCCCAGTTGTTTGCGCGCAATATCCAGTTCCACGCCCATGGCGCGGAGCAGTGGCAGGAGTTCGCCGCCGCTGCGGCCGAGCAGCTGCATGGCAATGGCACTGCGGTCGGAGTCGTTGCCGACTTTTTGCAAAGCGGCAGCGACAGCCTGAAGTTGCTCGGTCGGGGTAAGTTCTTTGAGCCGCTCGAGGTTGAGCCCGAGTTTGCCAAAGGCTTCGGCCTGCTCCTTGCCGCCCTCGCCTGCTTCGACGATGGCCCGCTGGAGGCGGTTGATGGTCTGGCCGACCGCGTCGGCTCCGGCGCCAGCGTTCTCGAAAGCGCGCTGGAGGATAGCCAAGTTGCCGGCCGTCTCGCCGGTGCGGGCCGAGAGGTCGTTAAGCTGTCCGCCCATGGCGATGGCGGCGTTGAAAGATTGGACGGCGGCACGGACGCCGAGGAAAGCCGCGCCGATTCCGACCACGGCCATGGCGATCTTGCCGAAGTGGCGGGAGATGCCGGCGGCCGCGCCTTGCGCGATGTTCTGGAGGTTCTTCGCGCCGCTGCTGAAGCCAACGGTGTTGAGCGAGGCGTTAAACCTGATGGATTCTCCGGCCATTTGTTTCGCTTCGTAGTGTCAAGGATTAGACGTATTTCTTGTATTGCCGTCCGCTGGCCGAAGTTCTCATCTCGAAAACGCCTCCACGGCGGCCGGTGTTGAACGAGGGCCCCGCGGATGCGCCGGCGCTGACCGAGGCTTGTGATTGCTGACTTGATGCCGCGGATGAACCAACCGTGGCCAGCCCTGGGTAACGGTCCAACGTCTTTTTGATCTTGCCCTCTGCCGCCAATTTGACCGCGCGGCTGAAGTAATTGGCGCGGGCATTGAGCGCCTTTCGGAAAGCGGCGCCCGCCTGCGCCCAGCGGTTGAGGTAGCTGAGGTTGTTGACAAAGCCGACCTCGTATTTGTCGCCGCTTCCTTTGCTTGTGACTTCAATGAGTTCCCGCATCTGGCCTTTTTTGTGGTGGGCTGCGGTGCGGAGGTAGCCAGGCGCTTTGACCGGGATGCCCAGCCCTTCGCCGATCTTGACGAACATCGAGGCGGCGAGGCCGCGGGCCTTTTGTTTGTTGACCAGGGATTTGGCGCGCTGCTCTTGGATCTGGCGCCACAGCCAGGAGGGATACGCTTTGGGCTCGTTGGCGCGGGCGAAGTAGTAGACGAGCCGGCCGTTCTTGCCCTTGGCCCGACGCTGGGCGGCGCGGGTCTGGGCGCGGGCCACGTCGGCTGCCGAGTAGGTCTTGCCGCTGCGGCTCTCGGGGCCGGCGTAGTTGAAGGTGTATTGGGCGCCGGGGCGTTTGTCGTGGCTGGCTTGAATGCTTTTGACCGTGGCCTTCTTGGTCATCTTGACCGCACTGGTTAGCATGGCCGAGAGCTCCGCTTTCATTACGGTCTCGAAGTCCTTGCCGCTGAGTTTGCGGAGGTCTTGGATCGCGAAATGAAAGCGGCGGGCGGCTTTCTCGTCGGGCGTAACCTTGACTTGCACACTACACGCCGCCTGTCAGCGCCTCGGCCAGCAGGGCGTCGATGTTGCGCGCGCCGGTCTCGCCGCTGTCGGACCACCGGGGCTTGCGGCCGCCGACGATGTCGTCCCAGAGCAGGAGCTGGTTAAGTGCCGCCAAAGGCAAATGCCAGATGGCCTGCTCGAGGGAGATGCCGTATTTGGCCACGCGGGCGGCGAGGCACAGTTGCCACGCCGGGCGGGCCGTCAGGCTTTTGGGCCGTCGCCCTCCGCGGGTTCCACCGAGGCGCTTTGGGTGATGGTTGCGGCGACGCGCTCCATCTGGCCGGTGATCCACGGCGTGAAGGCGAACATGTCGGCCGGTGCCTGCTTGTCCATCCACTCGTAAATGTCTGCCTTGAGGTCGTCGATGGTGGCGATGCGGCGGCGGATGTCCATGATCGGCAGCGAGTGCAGATACACGAATGAGTAGACCGCGAAGGCGTAGTCGCCGTCGGGCTCGCCGGTGACAAAGCTGTTTTTCAGCCGCACCAGCAGGCTCCAAGTGGCGGCCGTGACAGGCCGCAGGGTGATGCCGTTGACTTGTTCTTCGCTTGCTAAGGCCGAGACCTCAAGCAGCGACTCTCTTTTTTCTGGGTCGATGTCCATATCGACCCGAGGCGGCTGTCAAATCATCTGGGCGACCTGGCGCTTTACTTCGGGGGCGAGCTTTTCGTCGGCCAGCATCACGCCGCCCTGCGGAAGGTTGACCATGACGAGGCGGCGGGTGCGCTTGAAGATGACGTCGAGCAGGAGCTCGCGGTTGTAGAGGGCGGCGCGGGCGCCGGGGAGATCGGGCAAGGTGTCGCGCAGGGCTTCGCAGGCTTCCTGGCTCTCGAGGATGGCTTCGGCGATCTGGCCGGTGGTGAGGCCGGCGGCGCCTTCGCAGCTAAACCAGTAGTGAACGGTCTCGCGTCCTTTCTGGACAACGCGGCTGATGGGGTCTTGCTGGCGGAGGGTGACGCCGACGGTGCAGAGCACGGCGGCGAGTTTTGTGTCCGTTGTTGCCCAGTATGATGCTTGCATAATCTCGAATGTCTGGGGGCGCTATGCGCCCCGGGTTAGAAGGCGTGGTTGGTCGCGCCGATGGTGACTTGCTGGAAGTCGTTCGGGGCGCGGCTGACGGCAACGCTGTCGACGTAGAAAGTGCCGGTGACGCCGGCGAGGCCCGCGGTGGCGTTGGCCAGGGAAATGGACGCGCCGATCGTGGGGATGGTGCCTTTGAGGTAGCCGCTCATCGAGGCGACCGATTTCTTGCCGTGGTAGGCCGCGGCGACCATGTCGCCGTCTTCGTCGACGACAATGGTTTTGTCGCTGTCGGAGGTCTGCGAGAAGCTGGTGAAAACGGCGACGGTTTCCGAAGATCCGCCGAAGGTGATGCTGGTGAGTCCGATGACGGTGGCTGCCATAATACTTCGGCCGCGTTGTCAACCTCGCTACACGCGATAGATGCCGCTCTTGGCCCCCTGCTCTTGCTCGTAGCCTTCGTAGACGGCGTCCTTGATGGCGGCGACGACGTCTTTGTCTGCCAGGCACTCGGGCCAGCCGGGGACGCGGAGTCGGCCGTCAGGCTGCGGGATAAGCCTCGTTGCACCAGAGGCGGGCGTTGAGGGATCGGCGGAAGCTGCGGGGTTCGTTTTCATAGGTGACAGGGTCGAACTCGAGGCCCCAGACTTTGACCAGGTCTTCGTCGTTCAAGTCGGTGAGGAACTGGTCGGCGTCGACCAGGTCGGACAGGGTTTTCCAGAGGGACTTAAATCCCGGAGCGCCTTCGTCGGTGTCGTCGGGGTCGGGTAGGCGGCGTTCGTTGCGCTCGGCGTCGGGCGTTTCGTCGGCCGCGGTGACCAGGGTAATCGTCAGGCGACAGTTCCAGGTCTGCATCCCGCGCACCACCTCATCGAGCTTCTCGGCGCGCACGGTGATCTGCGGCAGGGTGTCTTCGTCGGATTCGTCGGCGCTGACTATGCGCACGTCATCAAGGGCCGCGGCGTTTTCGAGGACGGCAACTGTGGCCCGCTCGAGGGACTCTTCGATAGAATAGACGGTGCTCATCGTTGCTCGGGGCTTTGCAGGGTTAGGTCAATGGAGGCAACGTCGGTGTCGATTCCGACGATGCGGTAGCGGCGGCCGCAGTATTTGACCACGCCGCCCATGCGGAACTCGGGGGCACCGGCTTTCAAGACGGTGGCGGTGAGGCTGCGTTGGGCCTCGAAGCCGCCCTCACCCAAGGCGTTGGCGTAGGTTTCCTCGCCGACCACGGCGTCGTAGCATCGCTCGCGGTATTCGATCTGGTCGGCGATGGTGCCGACGGCCTCGGTGCAGCCGGCGGTGTAGGCTTGGGCGAACTGGGACATTTATCCGAGGGCGGTGTCAGCGGCGGCGAAGATGTCGGCCCAGACGGCTTCGGGGGTCATGGTGGAGCGGACGAGGTTTTGCGCGGCGCTGGCCATTTTCTGGTGGGCGGTGAAATCAAAGCCGCGGGCCCAGGCGGTGAGGGTTTCGGCGGGGATGCCGGGGCGCATGGCAATGCGGTGGATTTGGTCGATGAACCAGTTGTTGCCGGGGTCAAGCGGCTGGCCGACTTCAACCAGCAGCGCGCCGGTGGCGGCGGCTTCGTAGAGGCGGATGCTGTGGCCGCGGCCATTGGCGGGCGGGCAGAGGACGGCGGCGTAGCGGGCGTAGGCGTCGGCGACTTCTTGCACGGTGTCGACGGAGCGCGGGATGTTGAGGATGTCGAGGGCGCCGGCGTCGCAGAAGGCTTCGAGGACACGGCGTCGCTCGGCATACATGCCGGGGACATAGTCGCGGGTGTGGCCGATGAAGCAGAATTTCTGGATGCGCTCGGCCAGCGGTTTGCCCGGAATGAAAACATCGTCGGCAACCCACATGCGCGAGGTGAATGCTGGCCAGCCCATGGCGCGGAAGGCTTGGGTGTCGCAATCTTGGGTGCAGACGTAGAGGTCGGCCCAGCGGCGCTCTTGCTCGAAGGCGGCGTAGCCGGGGAACGGGTTGCCGAAAGTGTGCTCGCTGATGCAAGCGATGATGGGTTTGCCGAGGGCGCGGATCTGGTCGTGGTGCTGGCGCAGGAAGCCTTGGAATTGGAAGGGAGAGATGAGGCAGATGGCGTCGGAGTCGCTTTCGCGCAGCATTTGCATGACGGCGGCGTGGTCTTGATCCATGGGGATGACGCGGCGGGCCGTGCCGGTGAGGCGAAGCTGCGACATGGCGGCCCAGGCGAAGGATGCGGGCTCGGCGGCGAGGAAAAGGAAGTCGCCGGTCCTCATGCGTGCTCGGCAAATTTGGCCTCGATCTCGGGGGCAAACTCCGGGTTGGCCTCGAGGTAGTCGGGGTTGCGCTGGCAGAAGAGGTCGAAGCCTTGGCGGTAATTCTCCAGGCTGTTGCTGCGGCGGGTGGTCTCGTGGCCTTCGGGATCGTGGAGGTGCGGGATGACGAGGTCGGAGCAGACGAGCCATTTGTTTTTCATGGCACGCCAACTCAACTCGGTATCGGCGAACATGCTGCGGTAGCCGTCGTGGTAGAGGCCGCCATCGTAGCCGAGCGCGGTCACCGCGGCGCGGGTGAGGCAGGGCGTGCAGATGAGGCCGTCTTGGCGGCGGCTGTCGCCGATCTGGAGCATGGCGGGGCGGTCAAGGCGGGAACCGAAGGCGTCGATGATGCGTTGGTCCCAGTGGAGCGGCGGCGCGGCGAGGTCGTCTTGGATGTAAAGCAGGATCTGGCCGGCGCTGGCGCGGGCGGCGGCATTGGTGGCGGCGGCGCAGTTGGTCTGGTCGAGGCGGCCGGCGGGGGATGTAGCGTGGCGGAAGCGTCCGAGGATGGGAAGGTCGGGGCTGTCGGCTTCCAGGCCGAAGATGTGCTCGATGCGTTCGGCGTTTTTGGCTGTGTCGAGGAAGGTCTTGCGGACGCGGGCGGCTTGCTCGGGGCGGCCGCGGGTCGGGTGGATGAGGCTGATGCTGGGGGCGGTCTGTGCGGCGAGGCGGGCGGTTTCGATGCCGTCGGCCTCGGCGGTGCGGCCGGTCATGCGGAGGAGTTGGGTCCAAAGGGTCTCGCCGGCCCAGCCGTAGAGGCCGTCGCGGTGGGTCCAAGGTTTGTCGATGGGACGCGGGAGGGCCATCATGCTGCGGAGGTAGGCTTCGGCGCGGACGATGTCTCCGAGGTCGAGGTGGAGGGCGCCGAGCAGGGCCAGGGCTTCGCGGCGGTTGGGCGCGGTGCGGTAGGCGCTATGTAGCGCGGTCATCATAGCGGTGTGCTCGGCGGTGCCGGTCTCGATGATGTCGGGGCGGGCCATCTCGGCGATGTTGAGGCAGAGCTCGTAGCGTTCGGTCGGCTCGAGGCGCGGATGGGCCAGGGCCTTCTTGGCCATGGCCATGGCGTCGTTCTTGCGGCCGGCGCCCATATACTCGCCATGCAGATGATAAATTTCGCTCAGGGTGCGGTCGGCTTCGGGGATGCTTTCGAGGATGGTCAGGTTGCGGTTGCTGCCTTGCTTGGGCTCGTCGTCGGGGAGGTGGACGACGACGGGGGCGTCGGACTTGGCGACTTTGGCGCCGGGGACGAGTTGGAAGTTCTCGTGGATCTTGTTGATCCATTTGCCGCGGTCGCGACGGACGAGGCGCTCGCGGAGGTTGTGGGCGATGCCGCGCCCGGCAACGTCGTGGTAGAGGGCGAAGGCGTCGAAGTCGGCGGCGAACTTGGTGAAGAGCTCGTGGAGGGCGGGCGCGAAGTTGTCGCCGGGGACGTCGTCGGCGTCGATCCAGAGGGCCCAGGGTTTGCTGGCCAGGTCGAAGGACCGCTGGCGGGCGGCGCCGAAGTCGTCGACGTGGGGCCAATCGTTGCCCGGAGCGTTGGCGTAGACATCGTAGGTGGCGCCGTGCTTCTGGCAGACCTCGGCGACTTTGAGGCTCTTGGCCTCGGCTCCGGTGGCGTGGACGACGCACATCTCGCTGACGGCGGGGGCGAACTGGGTGAGCGCGCGGTCGAGGCGCTTGGGCTCGTTGCCGACGATGACGCAAAGCGCGATCTGCTCGCGCGGGCTGATAATCTCCATCTCGGGCGGTGGAGGTTTGTCAACAAAGCAGAACCCCCGGCGGTGGCCGGGGGCTTGCTGTTGCGGCTGAGGCTGGGACGAATTAGCCCGTGATGAGTTTCGCGGCGCCGGTGAGCGCGCGGCTGTGTCCGAAGACACACTCATATGAAACGAAATGACGTCCCGAAGCGGGCGAATAGTGCCTTCTGTACCCGAGCGAAATTCCGCTCTGCGGATCGGTGACCACGGTGGCGGCCAGGTATTCGCTGGGCGCTTGCGGCTCGAGGGCGCGGATGGCAACGGCGGCGGCGTTCGGGTGGATGGCCAGACCCTTCAGCGTGATGCTGTTGGAGGGCAGGATGACCGACTCGTAGACGTTCATGCCGAGGAGGCGCGGGACGCGGCCTTCGACGATGGTGTCGCGGGCGCCGAACTGCGAGGCATCCAACAGGTTGCTCTGGGACAGGAGGCTGTCGTAGAGGGCGCTGTCGAGGATGAGCGCGCGCTCGGTCATGGGCACCTTCTCGTCGGTGAGCGCCTTGCGGAGCGTGCGGGCGTTGGTGATGGTGAAGGCCGAGGCGCCGGTGACCGACGCGGTGTATTGCGCGGCCGAGCTGGCGGTGGTGACGAAGAGGTTGAGCACCGAGGTCAACACGGCTTGCGCCAAAGCGCGACCCTGCTGGACGGCGAACTTCTGGATCTCGGCGATGGAGGACTTGCTGTATTCCGTGTCGCTGAGGCTGACGGTGACGATCTGGTGCTTGTCGACCGAGATCGAGACGTTATTCATCGTGCCGCCGGTGGACTCGTAGGAGTTGTCGAAGGTGGTCGCGGTGAGGTTGGCGATGAGCGGGACTTCAACCGTTGCGCCGCGGCGGACAACTTCGCTGGAATAGGAAGTGGTCAGCACGGACAAGGGCATGAGGTCCGCCGTGAATGCTTCCAGCGCGGTCTGCGCCAGGAGCTTGTCGTTCAGACTGCTGCTAATTGTGGCCATAAGAGTGGTTGGTGAGGGTTAGGAGTAAAAGGTCTTGAGGATCTCCGCTTTGTTGGCGCGGAAGAACTGGGTGGCTTCGGGGCCGTCGAGGGCGGCGAATTTCTGCGCGGCGGTCAACTCGGGCACGACCGGGGTGGCGGCGGTGTCGATGCCGACGGAGGCGACGATGGCGGCGGCTTGTTCGCCGGCGCTTTTCTGCTCGGCGCGGAGGGTGGCGATCTCCTCGTCTTTGCTGGCGCTCTCGGCGGCGAGGCGCTCAACTTCGGCTTTGAGGGTTTCGAGTTCCTTGGCGAGGTCTTCGGCGGCTTGGGCCTGGACGGCTTCGGCGGCGTTCTTGGCGTCGAGGTCGGCCTGGAGGGCGTCGACTTTGGCCTGGAGTTCGGAGTTCATGTTATCCTCCGCGGCGGTGTCAACCGGGGCGGCGGGCTCGGGTGCGGGTTTGCTGGCCATAGTGTTTTGAAATTGGGCGAAGCGTGCGCGGGCCTGCTCGGGGGTGACGGAGGCGGCGGCGGCGATGGGGGCGTCGATCTCGTCAACGAAGCCGTGCTCGAGGGCTTCGGTGGCGTCCATCCAGGTCTCGTCGTCCATCATTTGCTCGATGGCGGCGCGGGGCTGGCCGGTCTTGCGGACGTAGGCGTTGACGAGGGTGGCCTTGAGTTTGTCGAGGACGTCGGCTTCTTTGCGGAGGTCGTCGGCGTCGCCCATGGTCATGCTCCAGGGATTGTGGATCATTAGGAGGGCGTTCTCGGCGATGCGGGTCTCTTCGCCGGCCATGGCAATGACGGAGGCCATGGAGGCGGCGAGGCCGTCGATGTGGACGGTCAGTCCGCCTTTGTGGCGCTTGAGGGCATTGAAGATGGCCGCTCCTTCGATGACGCTGCCGCCGACGGAGTTGATGCGGAGGTCGATGTGCTGGCCTTTGAGCTTTTTGAGATCCGCGGCGAATTGCTTGGCAGTGACTCCTCCGAAGCCGATCTCATCGTAAATAGAAACCTCAACGCTTTCGTCGGTGTCGCGGTCGTCGGTCGGAGAAATTGCATACCAGCTGCGCGGGTTCATTGCTCGGGGGTTGGTGTCAATTCGTCCGCGTCGTTGTCGTTGGAGTCGTCGCCACTGGCGTCGCCAGCATTGGGATCGGCTTGCAGTCCGCTTGAAAGAGTGATCGGGCTACGGACAGGATTCTCTACCCACTCCTGCTCAACTTGCGGCGGCACTTGAGGCAGGCGCATTTGTTCGCGGACAGCGCGCTCGTCTTCAACGTTTGGCGTAATGACGCCAGCGCGGACGGCCACGCCGTAGGTGTCGAGTGTGTCTTTCACGGGATTGCTGGAAGGATTCGGATTGAAAGTTGCGATTTGGTCAGGGTGGAGTTGGTATTCGGCGGCGAGCTCGGCGAGGAACTTGGCTTCGACGGCGCGCTGGCGGAGTTGGTCTTTCCACTCGAAGCCTCGCTCGGAGTAATCTTCGGCGTAGGTGCGGAGGCCGGCGCGGACGTCGTTCAAGTTGGCGGCGGCTTCGCGGCCGTAGTCGACGGAAGCGGCGGCGGGGCGTTGCCATTCGACCTTCCACCAGTTCGGGTTCTGCGGGAGCAGGCCGCGTTGCATGGCGATGGTGATGACATGGGCCCAGACGCGGGAGCAGAGGCGGTCGATAAGCAGGGCTTGGCGTTGCTCGAAGGTGCGTTGGGCGCGGACCAAGACGGCGCGGAGGGCGGCGCCGCCGGCGTCGGCGGGACGGGCGGCGAATTCCCAGGGGACGCCGAGGTTCAAGCAGACTTCGCGGAGGAGGACGTCACAAAACTCGCGGAAGTTTTGTGACGGGCGGTTTGAGGTCCACGAGATGAGATCCTCGCCCATGGAGAGGCGTGGGATGGCGCCGCCGGCATTGCCGAGGCTTTCGACGGTGATCTCGTTGGTGCCTTCGGTGTTGATGCTGGTGCTGCCTTCGCCGAAAAAATCGGCGCCTTGGGGGTTGGACGATTTGATCGCCAGGGCGATATAGCTGGAGATCTTGAGGGCCATCTTCTCGAACGAAACGGCGTCGCCGACATCGCGGAGGTGGTTGACCGAGGGGGCGAGCGGGGTGACGTAACGTAGCTCGTCGCCCTGGCTGGCTTCGCCGACGTGGATGAGTTGCTGGGCGGGAATGTCCTCGAAGCGTTGCGCGGGATCGACGCCGTCGCCGATGAGGTGGCGGTAGAAGATGGGGCGCATCTGGGCGTTGACGACCACGCCGTCGATGATGTTCTGGCCGCCTTCGCGAGCGGTGGGGTTCGACGGCTCGTAGACGGAGGAGCGGGCGTCGCCGATGCGGTGGGCGAGGATGAGCTGGAGCGCGGGGTAGCCGGTGGTCTGGACGGCGGTGCGGAAGAAGACTTCTCCGTCGCGGTCGATGGCGACGCTGGCGATGCGTTGCATTTCGCGCCAGGTGTAGCGGCCTTGCACGTCGGCCACGCGGCTCCATTGCTCGAAAAAGGTCTCGGCCGCGGTGTCCCAAGCTTCGTCGCCGCTGCGGGCTTGGGGGCGGATGCCGGAGCCGACGGAGTAGCGGGCTTTCTCGTTGACGAGTCCGCGGAGAAAGGGGGCGTTGTTGTAGAGCCAGCGCGAGAGTTTCATCAGGCGCTCGCGGTCGGCGCCGCTGACGTCGATGTGGCTGTCGACGGCGACGGCGTTATAGGGAAAGCGGCGCTGGATCGAAGGCCGGGCGGCTTCGTAGCTTTGGGCCTTGGGGTTGAAGGCTTTGGTCAAAAGTTTCCAGCGGTCGGCAATCTTCATGTCATCGGGTAGTTGAAAGCGGCGATCATCGTTTTCTGCGGCTTGCGGGTCAGATACGCCTCAAGCTGCGTGTCGGTCATGTCTTTGATGAGGGCCCAGCAGGACAGGGCTAACTCGGCGACGGTTGAGGCCGTCATGTCGGGCGGCAGGGAGTAGGAGAAGGATTTGCCGCCCATGCTGGCGGAAACGAGGAGGCGGCCGCCTTCTTTGGACGCGCTGTATTGGTTGGCGCCGATGGTTTCGAGGGCGGTGATGGTTTTCGCTGCTGACTTTCCGGAGGCTAACCAAGCTGAGAAAATGAACGCGCGCGGAGACACGCGCTTTGGTCGGTGTCAATTATTCTGGGTCGACTGCGGCTTCTGGGCCTGCATCTTGAAAACGCCGCCGAAATCGGCGAGGGCCGTGATCATGCTTTCGCAGTCGAGCAAGTGGTCGTCGCGTTTGCCGATCCGAGTCCAGAAGGCCGTCTCGCGGCCGGTCAGGTGGTTGCGTTTGACGATTTTCTTGTGCGCGTTGATCTGGCGCTTGTAGCTGTCGGAGACGTCGGCGGCCACGGTCCACTCGGGGCCGGCGCCGGATCGCAGCCATTCCAAGATGTCCTGAGTAAGTTGCGATGACCAAAGCATATGAATCCATCCTTTGCGGAATGGGCGCACGATGGACGCGGCGCGGCGGACGTCTTGGCCAAGTTTGATCGGATAGTGGGCGCGCTCCTCGCCTTTGCAGGGAATCCAGCGGTTATGCATGCAGCGGTCGTAGACCTCTTGCGCGCGAAAGCCGTAATCGACGGCGACCAGCTTGGCGCGCATCGGCCCGACCGCGCGCGGCACATCGAGGCCGAGCTCGGACACCTTGGCTTCCACGTCTTCCCAAAGTTGCAGGCGGCCCTCGTCGACGAGTCGGCTGGACCCGTCGCGGGCAAAGGCCCGGCAGACAAACCAGTAGTGATCCATCTGAACGTCGACGCCCATCATCCGCACTTCGCCGTCTTTAAGCGGATCGCGCAGGCCATACTCGCCAAAGGGGATGACGCGCTCTTCTTCGTTCATCGATTCCTCCCACGGCTCGGCAAGCTGGGACTGGATGAAGTCCATAAGTCCAAGCAGGCCGGCTTTGGCCGTAAGAAATTGCGCGGCCAGTTCGCCAAAGTCGCAAGATCGCCAAGGCGCATACAGGGAATTGAGGTGGTAGCTGCGGCGGTTGATTGGTGCGCCGGGATTGGTTGCGCGCCATTCTCCGTGGCGGATCATCTCCATCTTTTGCCCACTGCTAATCGGTTGGTCGCAGGACTCGCAATAATAGGCCGCCGTTTCTTTGACTCGCTCAAGGTTCCAGCTTTTGCCGTCTTCCATTTTTGCATCATCGGCCCAGCGCACGCGCGGCCAGGCCAGCCGTTGCTTGTGGCCGCAGTGCGGACACGGCACAAAATAATACCGCTGGTCGCCTGCCAAAAACGCTTTCCATATCTGGCCTTCAGCGGTGGTCGGCGTGCTGACTTTGACGGTCAGGGAATTGGCAAAGGTCTTGGTTCGGTTCTGCGCCAGTGCCACTGCGTCGGCTTCTTTCGTCGATTCGCCGGCCAGCTTGTCCACCTCATCAAGCAGCAGCAGGCCGGCGGGGCGTGAACTAAGTGAAGAGGGCGAGTTGGACCCGACGAAATTCAAGACACACTGGTTGAAGGTTTGCTGAAGGTGCTTGAAGGCGTTGCGGTTTTTGTCGACTTGCGATTTTAGAACCGGCGACTCTTCGACGATCGGCTGCCAGCGGACCTCGGAAAAGCTACGGGCCAGGGCTTCGTTGGGCATGACCCAGACCACCGGCTGCGGACGGTTGACGATTCGCCAGGCGGTTCCCATCTGGAGCAAGGTCGTCTTGCCCGTCTGCGTGCCAAAGACCATGGCAATCTCGCTGACGTCCACGTCGCCAAAGGTTTCCAAGGGCTCGCGCATGTAGGGCGTCATGGCCGTGGAGAATCGCCCGGGCATGGCAGTGCCGGTGCGCTCGCTTAACCAGATTTCATCCTCGCACCACTCAAGAACGGTGCGGTCGTCGCTGACGCCATAGACCGCCCTCAAGTCCTCGCGCAGTTGGTCGGCGGCCGGGCTCATATCTCGAAGCGCACGCCCTCTTTGAGCTTCTCAAAGAACATCTTCAGTTCGACTTCGATCTCTTTCTTTGGAAGTCCGTGCAGCCGGGCGGCCAAAGTCTTGGGTGCGGCGTCGAGTTGGCGGCGGATAGAGTTGTGCGGCCGCAGGAAGATGTCGCGGGCCTCGGAGTAGTATAGGGTGATTTTCTTTTCGCGCAGATAGTCGCGGCGGAACTGGTCAGCGCGCTGGCGCACATTGGAAGCCAGGGCAAAATTGGCGTTGGCCTTGCGATATTCTTCATGCGTGGCACCGCTTTTGGCCGCGTGTTGCAGGCGGTCGTAGGCAATTTTCTCGGCGCGCTTCGCCCGGCGGCTGTGCTCGATCGGATCGCTGTTTTCTTCCTCGGCAATCAGCGCCTCGGCGTCGACTACCTCTTCCTCGGGCAGTTCGTCGACAAAGGCCGGCTCGCTAATCGTCACGGGATCTGGGGCTTTGCGCTGGCGGTTGCGCGGCTTGACGTGGTTTTTCCGCCACGCGTTCATTTCTTCGGTCGTGGTTTCCGGCATCCCCGCTTTGAGCAGATTGGCGGCTTGGCTTTTGCTGATGCCAAGCTGATCGGCTATGCTGCGAACGCTCATTGTTTAGTAGTCGAGTAAAGTTAAAGGGGGTCTATGTGGGCCAATTTGGTCAAATATCGGCATACCGTCATTTGCGCCACAATCGACCACAGGCGCGTTTTTTTGGAATTGGCTGTGGCGGCAGGCCCATCTCGTCATCTCGCCGCTGTCAGCCTATTGGACGTTTTGTGGGCTATTGGACGCGCTAACAATCTCCGCGCTTGGTTCGGGCACT